AATAACAACCAGCTTTCAGATCATAATAATTATCTATTGAATTTATTTTCTTTAATGGTTTTGAGTTACATATAACAGATACATTTTCAACATCAGTCTCATTCCCAGAAGCATCTCGTTGATACAACCAAACTGAAGATTTTTTTGAATTATATGCCCACTCTCGCATATAGCATTGTGGCACTAAATGTTGGTTAGTTGCTGTGTCTTCATGTTTATTTGCATGCGGTATATTTGCCATTATTATCCCTATTCCTCTCTTTTCACATAGTGCAGCTCAATATCATATCCCAAAGCCTCCATCATCTGCACAAACGTATTATTCACCACTCCGTTTGGCTTCTTGATGACGCGGTTCACGTAGGACTTGGTGGTTTCGATCTGCTCAGCCACCGCTGCCTGTGTAGTCCCTTCTTCTATGCATTTTACTTTTACATCTATTTCAATATTGTTTCTTACCATATTCGCTCTTATCCTGTTCTCAATCAGTTTCACAAAACAGATAACTTATTGTACCATGAATTGTGCATTTTTTCAACGAAAAAAGAACCGGTCAGATTTCTCCAACCGGCTCCGCCGCCTACCCTTCTATAAACTTTATTACTTCATCCGGAAGTTTCCACTGAATCTCGATATGCTTCGGATCATATATCAGAATCCTATCAATGAACACATCCACTATCTCTTTGGTCAGTTCCTGTTCCCCGGAATACTTCTTCATCGTGGCAACTGCATCACGGATACCATCATCGGCAGCCGCTTCACTCTCATGAAGCTTTGCGGCAACCTCAGCTATCTGCTGATCCAAACTTTCCGCCTTCCGGGACAGTTCCTGCCGTACTCTCAGGTAATCATCCTTTTCCAATTCTCCGGCCATAAACCTGTCAACATTAGCAAACCGCTCCGTTTCACACTTCTTTTTATCTTTCTGAAGCTTTTCAAGTTTCTTGGCCAACTTTAGGTTTTCACTCTGTGTCTTATCTGTACGCTTTTTCAATTTCTTCGTGGCTCTATCTGCCATATCCATAAGGTTCCTGATCGAATGCCAGACCATTTCATTCACATCTGCTTCCCGGCAGTATTTCTTGCAGCACTGGCCGGCTTTTTGATGCTTTGCATGAGGACACAGAATATAGCTGTATTCCCTGCCCTTCGCGACATATGCCCGGAAGTTCATAGACCTCCCACAGGTTCCGCAGATGGCTTTCCCGACAAGCGGGCGTTCCTTGCTGTAACACCTGTCATCCTTCTTCGGATACTGCCTTCTGAATCTCTTCTGAACTTCCAGGAACTCTTCCTTCGTGACGATCCCCGGATGGCAATTCTCAACCATAATCTGCTCATCCTCAGGTACCGAAACGGTATGTGAGCTGCAAGGTGCTATCGCCTCACGCTTATGTCCTACCACAACGCCATAATAAACCTTGTTCTGCAGAATCTTATTGACGGAGTAAATATTCCAACAGGCCAGTTCTGAAGCGTTGGCAAACTTCTTCGTTCCCGGATTCGTCCGCCGATAATATGCCGCAGGAGTATCATATCCCTTATCATTAAGCTGAGCGGCAATATCCACGGTTCTCATTCCATCCAGGGCAGCATCATATATCTCCCTGACAACCTCAGCCGCCTCCGGATCTATCTCAATCCTGTGCTTGTCGTCCTTGCATCGTCTGTAGCCATAAGGAACATGGCCGCCAATATAAAGGCCTCGTTTCATCTTGGCGCGTTTCGCAGTCATAACCTTTACTGACAGATCTTTGCTATAATAGTCATAAACGATATTCTTCATGACCACATCCAAACCGCCGGTGGTACCCTTGTAATCCAGACTGTCATAATGGTCGTTGATGGAAATGAACCTCACTCCCATAAAGGGAAATATCCTTTCCAGATAATCCCCCAGTTCGATATAATCACGCCCGAAACGGGAAAAATCCTTCACTATGACGCAGTTGATCTTCCCCTTCTTTATCTGCTCTATCAGTTTTTCAAAGGATGGTCTGTCAAAGTTGGTGCCGGAGAAACCGTCATCAAAAAACTCATACTGCTCACAGTCTTTCAGTTCATCTTTTTCGTTTACGAAGTTCTGGATCAGAGCCTTCTGGTGTGACACGCTCTCGCTTTCCGTCTTGCCTTCCTTTTTCATCAGATCCCGGTCAGCATCGGACAGACGGATGTATTTTCCAATAACCCATTTATTCATCCGAATTCCCCTCCATCATTTCTCCGATAATCCGCTCCATGACCTTCTTCTGTTCTCCGAAATTCAGTTCCACCTCAACGCGCTTTTCCTCATAGATCTTCACTGCCTTGATAAGATGCTTCACAAGTTCGGAATCCACCTCTGTCGTATCTTCTGCTTCACGCATGGCGGAAAGCCATTTGTTATCCAGTGTCAGCACCCCATCCAGCTGTTTCTTCTTCGCCCTCGCCTCAGAAAGCCTCTTTCCAAGTTCTGCCGCCTCATCATCATATTTCTGTTTAGCAAAACGGTATTCAGCCTCATCCAGCACGCCCTCCGTAAAGCTTTCAAACAAATGCTCACGCCTGCCGTTCACCTTCTTCAATTCCTGAGAGATATAATTGATCTGGCCAACATACTTATCAATCAGACTTTTCTCCTTCATTGACCCTCGCATCTGTTTCAGCAGTTTTTCCTGATCAAGAGCCGCCGTTACCTGTCCCTGGATGACAGCAATCACAGCCGCTTCCACATCAGAGTATCGAATCATCCTCCTTGAACAATTCCTGTATCCGCTGTCCAGATAACCGCCGCAGACATAATAGGAATGTGCCTGGTCCATAGGAATGTGCTTTTGATTCGCCTTTACAAACCTCATTCTCTTCCCACAATCACCGCAGTAAATCCTTCCCTTGAAATGATTTACGATCTGTTCCCTGAGATGAGCATGCTTATCCATTTTTTCCTTCATTTCCTTTGCGCGTTCATCGAACAAATCCTGTACCTTGTCATATAGTTCCCGGCTGACAATCGCCTCATGCGCATCCGGTATTATCCTCCATTCATCAGGTTTTGCTCTATGACATTTGATCCCCTGATATAAGGATTTCGGCATCCTCCCATATACCAGTTCCCCGGTATATGTAGAATTTTTCATGATGTCGATAATCGTCCTTCCATGCCAGATGGTATGCTTATACTTCTCCGCATGCCAGATACCAAGTTCCACCTTCCGTTTTGCAGGCGTAACAGCGCCCATATCATTGAGCCGCCTACAGATCTCACTATGGGAAATACCTGCTGCCTTCCACTCAAAGATCATCTTCACATAAGGAGCGACCTTCTCATCCACTTCATAACGATACGCCCTGGTCTTTGACTTCACATAGCCATAAGGCGGAAATGCCGGCAGATACTCGCCCTTTTCCTGTCTTGCCCTGAAGGATGTAATGATCTTCCGCGAAATATCCTTTGCGTATACGTCGTTCATCATATTCTTCAGCGGAATCATCAGCGCTCCTTCCGCATCATCAGAAGTCAGGCTGTCGTACCCGTCCGTGATTGATATGAACCGCACGCCCAGGAAAGGAAAAATCTTTTCCAGATACTGTCCAGCTTCAATGTAGTCACGTCCGAAGCGGCTCAGATCCTTTACCAGAATACACTGAACTTTTCCGCCCTTAACATCCTCTATCATCCGCTGGAACTCAGGCCTGTCAAAATGAGTACCCTTCTTCCCGTTATCTTCATAGATATCAAAAAGCTTCAGATCCGGATGATCGGCAATATACTCCTTGCAGATACTCGTCTGGTTCTCGATAGAGTCCCCGTCATCATCTTTTCCACTGTTCTCAATGGAAAGCCTCACATAAACCGCAGTTTTGTAATAGCTGCTCTCAATTACCGGCGCTGCGGCTGTTGTTTCAATATGCTTCCTGCTTTTTCTTGCCATGCCGCACCTCCTATACCGCCTGCCTACTGAAATCTTCCAACATCTTTACAACCTTTTCCGCTTCATCGGCATGCCGGAATACAACCTCAGCCCTGCCCCCTTCAAATACATTGACCTGTCTGATCAGATCTACAACCATGCTTCTGTTCACGGAAGTAATATTCCTGTACTTTTTGAATGATTCCATCCATGAAAGAGAATCCCGGTTCCTGCTGACTGCCTGTTCTCTTTCAGCCTCGATTGCCCGGATAGCAGCCTCCGCCTCTGCGATCTTCGCGGCATAGCTTTTCTTGAACAGAAAATATTCATCCTGCCCGATCAGGCCTTCCTGCAGGTTTTCATACAGTTTCAGCTTGAAAGACTTGTTTCTCTCGATTTCTTCCTTCAGCCTTACAACCTGCGCGTCATAATTAAAAACATTAGCCTTCTTCTCCGGAAGGGATTCTACTATATCAAGCATCTTCTCCATTTCACAGACAGATTCAATTTGCTTTGTCACCATCTGCAGAACAACATCCGTAAGCTTTTCCTCAGATATTGAATGTGTACTGCAGCCCTTTCCGGCCTTCCTCGTAGAACAGATGAAATAGGAATATGCCTTTCCGCCGGCATTATAGGATTTTCTGACCATGTTCTGACCACAATCAGCGCATTTTACGAAGCCGGAAAGCGGATAAACCGCATCTTCCTCCGGAGCAATACGGATATCTTTCGCAAGGATCATCTGCACAGAATCAAACATATCCTTGTCAATGATCACTGGAATAACTCCCTCAACCCGGATCCAATCAGCTTCATCCCTCGGCATTATCTTTTTGATCTTATAATTCGGTGTGCCGACTTTGCCCTGTACCAAAACGCCGGTATATATCTCGTTGGTCAGGATCCTTGTCACAGCCTTGGATGACCACAATGCTTTCTTGTGTACCCTGAAGTTCGTCTGAACCTTCATTCCAAGAGAAAGCTTATATTCCATCGGGCATAACACGCCCTGCATATTCAGCTTATTCGCGATACGCCCCTGGCTCATCCCCTGTATCTTCCATTTGAAGATTGCCCGGACTATCTCTGACGCATATGTATCCACCACAAGCTTATTGTGATCCTCTTCATCCTTCAGATACCCATACGCGGCAAATGCGCCTATGAACTGTCCCTTTTTCCTCTTGATCTCCAACTGTGACCTGATCTTTACCGAAATATCTTTGCAGTATGCGTCATTGATCAGGTTCTTGAACGGAATGATCAGAGAATCCGACTGATTCCTGTCCAGACTGTCATAATTGTCATTGATTGCAATAAAACGCACACCGAGAAATGGAAATACCCTCTCGATGTAATTGCCTGCTTCTATATAGTTTCTTCCAAAACGGGAAAGGTCTTTGACCACCACGCAGTTTATCTTCCCGGAACGGATGTCTTCCATCATTTCCTGAAATGCCGGTCTGTCAAAGTTGACGCCGGAATATCCATCATCGGTTTTCTCCGAAACAGCATGGATCTCCGGATGTTTTGACAGAAAATCCCTGATAAGGGCTTTCTGGTTGATAATGCTGTCGCTCTCCAGCTTATCGCCATCATCACGCGACAGTCTTGCATAAATGCACGCATTGTAAGAATTGATTTTACTCATATTGGCAGCTCCTTTCGACTTGATCGCTCTTGCCGAAACAGCCGCCTGTAACATGACCGCTCATCCTCAGTCACAAATTTAGTTCGACCTGAGCCTATATTACCGTGCTTTTTCCAAACTTTCCATGACGTTCTGACGGATGGCGGTTATCGGTTCCTGAGATAGTGTTCCATCCTGTCCTCCAGCGTTTCATCCGTATCGGAGAAGGTAGCCTTTACAATGATGTCACCGCATTTATAGACATACGGATTCTTGATCTGCCGGATAAAACTCTTAATCCGCTCTTCCTTCGGCAGCGTCCTGTCTATATGCACATCCCTGATATCCACAAGCGTTTCCGGATCCACGGTTCTTATATCCACGGCTTTCATTTCTTCCAAAGTCATCATTTATTTGCCCGTCCTTTCTGAGGACTCTTTCCTCAAGTCACAGGCAACGAAAATGGCCCTGATTTTACCCTCCAACGGAAAAAAAACCTGCGGAACATCAGGATTTCTCCCAACGCCCGCAGGCTCGATAACGTTTCGATATTCAGTTTATAATCCCCTCGGCTGCATTTCCTTCACCTGGTCTTTATTGCTTTCAAGCTTTGAATAATCAATCTTGTCCGAAGTCATCTTGTATATCTGCACCATGACATCTATAAATCCATCAAAGGCAAGCTGCTGTTCTGGAGTCATT